TGACCCGATACAATTTTCCTTTCAACCCGAACGTCAAACTAGGATTCTAATGAAGCTTACTATATATACTGTTGTTAATTATGACTATTTTGATTTTGCCGAAGTGTTTATCTCTTCGTTAAAAGAAAACTACCCCGACGAAAAGCTAAACAAAATTATAATAAACGATATAGGTCTATCAGAAGAGCAAAGGGTTAAGCTTCAAAAAATTCATGACAAGGTAGAATATATTAAAACGTCAGAGGAAATCCGCGCGGAGACTTCGCACACAGAAGAATGGAGAAAAGTAATCAACCAAAAGACTATCGGGCTAGAAAAAATATGTAATGAAAAAAATTATCCAGTTTTAATGATTGACTCAGACATGTACGTCTTAAAGGATTTTAGCGATGAAATTTTTTACGGATGCGATATACAAGTGTGCCCACAAAATCCACATATAATAAATTGGGACGGATTTCTAATAGATCATATCGGGTGTTGGTTTGTGGTGCATAATGAGAAAGGCAAATCATTTATTGAAAAATGGCAAAAACTAATGCCGACAATAGAAAGCTCGCATATTGAAACCCCCGCCCTTTGCGAGGCTCTAAAAACGAATTCAAACAAATTTTTAATTAAAGAAAACAATATACAAAAGATTTCTTCAATGGACTACAATTCGAATTCTAAAATTTTACATTTCAGAACTAGTCCTGATTATTTAGGCATGAAAGAGTCTTTTGAGGAAAGAATTAACAATGTAAAAAATATTCCAGACCATATAAAAAATAAAATAATAAATAATACCGCCATTCTTATTGACGAACTATTGGAAAAGCATAAGAAAAAACTAAATTCCGTCAACCAGACCTTTAAGCCCATTCATGATAGAGTATCAAAAAGAGCAAACGAAATAGCCACTCAATTCGACGGTACAACTAGCATGCAGGATTGTAAATTTTTACAATTACTATGTTTAGAAAAATGCCCTAAAAAAATCTTAGAAATAGGAACTTGGGTGGGCAACACGACATATTCCATGGCTTTTGCTACCGAAGAATTTGATTCAATAATTTATACTTGCGATATTCAAGATGCATTTTTTTATTCACAAGAGCTTGTAGCAAAAAGAATCCAAGTCTTTCCGGGCACTTGGAGTGGTCAATTATTAGATTATGGAATTCTTGATGGAATGGAATTTATATTTAATGACGCAGACCTAAGCGCCGAAGATGCTGAAAAAATTTATAACCTTGCGAGCGATGAATTTTACTTTGTTACTCATGATTATTATGACTCAGCAGGCAATCACGAAAAAGGGTTTCACGCAATACAACAAATGGTAAACACTATAGACAAAAATAACGGAAAATACGAACTATACAAACCAAAAAAAGAATGGTATTTCACCGGATATAAAGAAAGCATTAATGGGTGTTGCGCTTTAATAAAATGCATTAAATAATTATGAAATTATATAAATACAAAAACAACGAAGAGTATATAAGTTGTCAAAAAAAAGGAGTGTATAATCATCCGGCGTTAGGAAATTCCGTGGATTATGAATGGGTCAACTATCCAGAAATACAATTTATAAAAAATAATATCATTAACCCTCATTTTGATAAATTAAACATAACCCCTAAAAAAGGCATATGTCATGGAGCTAAATTGGGAAAAGAAAACAAATGGTTTGAAGAAGTGACGGGTGTAGATTTTATTGGGACAGATATTTCAACAGAGACGAATGAAGAAATGAAATTAATACAATGGGATTTTCACAAAGTAAAAAATGAATGGAAAAACAATATTGATATAATTTATAGTAATTCTTTAGATCATTCTTACGACCCTAACTTAGTCTTAAGACGATGGGTTTCATGCCTGTCTCTCGATGGAATATGTATAATAGAATGGAGCAAATATGATTCGGAGGAAAGCTATTCTGACACGCTCGACGGAATGAAGGTCGATTGTTTTGGGGCTTCCTTAGAAGAATATAAAACAATGATAGAGTCAGCTGGGACTATTGTTTCGACTTTAGATTACGAAAGCCAAGAGAATCTTAATACCGGCTTCGTACATAAAACATTTATAGTTTTTAAAAAATAAAACACCATGGGTATAGATCGCGACACATGCTTAGGAGAATTGAACGGCTTTATCGGATCCTATCTGGGTTGGAAAAATATTTCCATGATAGAGCTGGGCAATCAAATACTCGACAATAACGAAACTGGCAAAAAATACTTTTCCGACCTAGGAGTTAATCATATTTCTATAGACTTAAACGGAGAAGATGGCGCGCTTCCATTAGATTTGTGCTCTGAAATAAAAGGTATTCCACCGGTCGATATAGTGACCAACTTTGGCACGTCCGAGCATGTTAATAATCAGTTTCACTGCTGGAAAAATATTCATAATTTTACATTAAGGGGAGGGCTGATTTTTAACGTTGTGCCTCACTCCGGCCATTGGCCTAATCATTGTGATCATTGGTATACCTTAGATTTCTTTAATCGATTATCTGAGCTTAATAAATACGAAATACTGAAAAATGAAATATACAAAAATCCCCCTTACGTGGGGGACAAGGCTCTAATCATGTGCGTATTACGTAAAATACATAATAATGATTTTAACGGTATTGATCAGTCAACCCTAGCTTCCAGATGAATCGAAAAGAATTTCTACATAATATAAAAGCTTTTCTTGATGAAAACCCTGTGTGTGTTGAAGCGGGGGTTCTGGACGGAGACCTCTCTGTTGAAATTTTAGACGCCTTAAATCCGCAAAAATTGTATTTGATTGATCCGTGGGAAGTCGGCGGCGATAAGAACGATGTGCCCTATTATGAAGATTTAAATAAACAACCAACAGCTTACAGTAATTTAACTAATTTCGAAAAAGTAAAAGAAAGATTTTCTAATGAAATATCAAATGGACAAGTTATATTAAAGAAAGGATTCTCTTACGATGTGGTAGACTTTTTTCCTGACAATTTTTTTGATTTTATTTATATTGATGCGTGTCATTTATATGGATGCGTAAAAGCTGATTTAGAAATATTTTTACCAAAGTTAAAAAGCAATGGATTAATGTGCGGTCATGACTACAATAATCAATATATAAGATTCGAGGGAGTAGACAGGGCGGTAGACGAATTCGCCAATAACTACGATTTTAGAATGATAATGCTAAGCGAAGACTCGGATTGGGCGTTGAAAAAATTAACATGAAAACCAATATTTTAATTACAGGAGGGACAGGGCTGGTGGGCAAAGCTATACAGTCCTTAAGTCCAGAGAATTCAATATTTATATCCTCATCAGATTACGATCTAACCAAAAAAGATCAAACAATTGAAATGTTCGACAAATATAAACCTAAGAAAGTTATTCATTTGTCTGGAAAAGTAGGAGGGGTTAAAGCTAACATGGATAATCCAGTACAGTTTTACGCAGACAATGTTAACATGAGTTTAAATATTATGGATTGCGCGCATAAGTATGGAGTGCAAAAGTTAGTATGTACGCTTAGTTCCTGCATTTACCCAGATAGAGTAGAGTACCCAATTAAAGAAGACTATTTGCATCTTGGTCCACCGCATGAATCCAATTTCGCCTATTCTTATGCTAAAAGAATGTTAGAGGTACAAATGCGATCTTACCGCAAACAATACGGCTGCAACTTTATTGGAGCGATTCCAACAAATATATTTGGTGAATATGATAATTTTAATTTAAATGATTCACACGTGATTCCCGCTATTATAAGAAAAATATATGAAGCAAAAAAACAAAACAAATCAGTTTCATTATGGGGAGACGGATCCCCCTTGAGACAATTTACCTACTCCAAAGATATAGCCAAAATATTATTGTGGCTTGCGGATAATGAATGCCTTTACGATTTAATAAACATAGGTGACAGCAAAGAAAGATCAATAAAAGAAGTCGCGACCACCATTTCTAATGCGTTTAATTTTTCTAAAAACATAGAGTGGGACACTAATATGCCAAGAGGGCAATTTAAAAAGCCATGCGATATGTCTAGATTAAAAAGGATTGGGTTTAACAGCTTTACTGATTTTGACGAAGCAATAGTCGGTACAGTAAAATGGTTTGAAGCAAACTATAATAACGCACGATTATGAAAGAATACGAAGAAGGCGCGTGGGCCGAACGGCGGAGAGACGGTACAAAGCTGCACGTAGGATGTGGCGTCAAATATCTAGACGGCTGGGTTAATGTAGATATATCAGACGACATAAGAACAGATGTGATGGAAGACGTAAAAAACTTACCCAGTATCGAAAATGAGTCATGCGCTCTAATATACGGAAGTCACATACTAGAGCATTTCGGAAGACATGAATACGAAAGAGTTTTAAAAACATGGTTTAAAAAAATACGCACGGGAGGAATACTTAGGTTGGCTGTACCTGATTTTGATAAAGTAGTTGATCATTATAACAAAACTCATGATTTAGGCTTAATTACAGGGCTGTTGATTGGAGGGCAGAGGGATGAATACGATTTTCATAAAATGATTTTCGACAAAGAAACATTAACTAAAACATTAAAAAAAGTAGGTTTTTTCGAAGTTAGAGAATGGGACTGGAAGAAGGCTTCTCACGGGGACGTGGATGATTACAGCCAAGCGTATTTGCCGCACATGGATAAAGAAAATGGAACTTTAATGAGCTTAAATATAGAAGCGATTAAAATATGAAAAAAATACTTGCAACCGTTGGGGGCGGAATGGGTAATAGATTTTTTGGTCTTCTTACGGCTTATTATTTTGCTCACAGAACAAATTCGATATTAAATATATATTGGCCGCGTGACGCGGGCTGTTATGCTGGGTGGGGTGATTTATTTGAAATAAATTCGGATAAAATAAACGTTTGTGACGTTGATCCTTCGTTAGTAAAACTGAGTGGAAACGAAATTTGGTTGACTCACGATGAAGGCATTCACCAACTGATGAAGAACGATCAAAATTCTTGCGATAGAAGTATGCCCGTGTTTTTAACCCGCCTTACGGCAGGATCGCTTTGGCCTGCTCACGGACCAGATAGCCACAACTTGGGTTTGACGATCGGGACAAAAGAAAAAAGCTCTGACGAAGTTTTAGATATCATAAATTCAGCTGAAGAAGATAAAACAATTATTATCACAGACTGTTATCCGACAGTATTAGCTGATTCATGGAGTCCAAATTATGACCCCATAAAGGTTGTCGAAGATTTATTTCAAAATGTATTTGTAATAAAAAAAGACATCTTAAGAAGGGCGGAGGAATTCTGTAAAAAGAATAATATAAATAAACAGTCAACGGTCGGATACCATTTTAGAACGATCAATCTCCACCCCATCGATCTGGGTCACGCGTCTTACGTAATAGAAAACGCTATTTCTTCAGGAGCTGAAAATATTTTTCTTTGCGCAGATAATAAGGAAGCGGAAAACGTTCTCCGCGAATGTTGGCCAAACCACGTCATATCATACGCAAAAGAAGAATACATAAAAAAACAAGATGAAAAATCTCCTTGGTTTGTCGAGGGAAAATTTCTTGGAGGATACAATATGGAAATAAGCAAACAGGCTGTCATAGACGCTTTAGTAGACTGTGTAATTTTATCGAAAACAAACTCACGATCTATGTTGTTAGATACTGGGTGGACTTGGGAAGGAAGCTTTTATCAAATGTCAAGACTTCTTCAACGCTTTGGAAATTTATGAACTTATTAGTAACAGGAGGATGTGGGTTTATCGGCTCTAATTTTATAGAGCACGTTATAGATAAAAAACAAGTTCACAGGCTTGTTAACGTAGACTGCTTGTCTTACGCGGGCTCACTAGATAATACGGTTAATTTCTGCAAACACCCGAAGTATCTTTCGGAAAAATATAATTTGTCTGAGTACAAGTACGTATATGATACGTTCTACAAATTTGACATAACTCACGTAGTTCATCTCGCCGCAGAAACGCACGTAGATAACTCTATACGCAACGCTGACGCGTTTTTAGAGGCAAATGTACTTGGGACACACAACCTACTTAAAGCCGCTTTAAAATTTAAAATAAAGCGATTCCATCACGTATCTACCGACGAGGTGTACGGCCATTTGGAGAAGGGCGATCCAAAGTTCTCGGAGGATACCCCGTATGACCCAAGAAATCCATATTCTGCGTCGAAGGCGGCTTCCGACTTCTTGGTGAGGTCGTACTTTCATACCCACGGTTTACCGGTAACGATTTCAAATTGCAGCAATAATTACGGGCCAAACCAACATAAAGAAAAATTTATACCTACCGTCATAGACTCCTTGTTGCACGAAGCCCTAATCCCGGTCTATGGAAAAGGAGACAACATCAGAGATTGGATCTACGTAGAAGACCACTGTAAGGCGTTATGGAAAGTGCTGACCAAAGGAAAGAAGGGCGAGACCTATTTGGTGGGAGCAAATTGTGAAAAAACAAATTTGGAAATAATACACGAAATTTGTAAAATATTGAAAAGGAACCCTGATGATTTTATAACGTTTGTTGAAGACCGCTTGGGGCACGACTTTAGATATGCCATTAACAATGACAAAATATCAAAAAACTTAAAATGGAAACCTTCTACAAAATTGGTGAAAGGTTTGCAAAAAACTATAAAGTACTATGAAGAAAAATCTTTATAGATATTTTACCTCCCGCTTAAAAGGCCCCCTGTGAAACTTGCTATTGTTCAACCCAATTTCTTTCCCTATAAAGCTTATTATGATTTAGCTCAAAGGGTGGATAAATTTATTTTTTTAGACGACTTCAACTATAGCGCTAAAAACTGGGTAAACAAAACTATCATTAAGCTAAACTCTTCTAAATTTTATTTCAGGGTACCTGTCGACTATAAAGAAAATACTGCCACTTTAACAAAAAACGTGAAAGTCAAGGGAGACCAATGGAAGAAAAAGTTTCTTAAATTTACTAAAACACAATACAGGAATTATCCTAACTTTAATTTGGTGTTCCCTATCTTGAAAGAGGTGATAGACTTGCCTTCAGAAAATATTTGTGACATTTCTGCGTATAGTGTATTTAGGATATGTGATGAGCTAGGCTGCAAAACGGAGTTTACCATCTCTTCTGTCAAGCACGGCTGTGTAAAAAAATCATACCACGATAAGATTTTCGAGATATGCCAAAGAGAAAAAGCTAGCACATATTATACTTTCTCAAGACACAGGGGGGAGTTTGATGAAAAGAAATTTTTGCGCGCTAATATAAGGGTAAGTTACTTTGCGTCGTATGCGGATAACTATTCTATAATAGATAGCCTTATGTCTGACGATAATCTATTTTGATTTTGTTAAGAAATAAAGCTAAATGGAGTGTAATCTCCGTTAGCTATGCAAAAAAAAGATAATGACGGACCCGCAGCTAAGGGAAAAGTTAAAATCCGCGGCGGTAAGGAATTAGCTAGAGACTTAAACAAAACGAACAGAGACCCTAAAATCATTACGCCTAACCCAATTAAAAAACAAATAAAGATTAATCAATTTCCTTGGACCGACAAACAAAAAGAATTTTTTAGAATAGCCTTAGACCCTTCAACTAACGTAGTTTTCGTTAATGGTCCAGCGGGGACAGCAAAGACTCTTCTTTCCGTATACTGCGGTCTCCAGCTTTTGAATATGAAGGTTGCTGACGATATAATGTACTTGCGGTCCGCCGTAGAAAGCTCCGATAAAAGCTTGGGATACCTACCCGGAGACGCAAATGAAAAGCTGAGATTCTACAACTTACCCTTTCTTGATAAGCTAGAAGAACTGCTAGCCGAGAGCACTGCTCAAAAATTAGAAGACCAAAAGAGGGTCTCCATGTTCCCGGTAAATTTTGCCAGAGGCATGAATTGGAAACATAAATGCATCATTCTTGATGAAGCTCAAAATAGCTCCATAAAAGAAATTATAACTGTACTCACCAGAATGGGGGAAGGGTGCAGGTGCTTTGTGTTAGCTGACCCGATGCAAACTGATTTAAAAAATGAAAATACGCAGGGGGGGTTCGAAGGATTATCTCAAGTTTTCTCTGACGAAGAAAGCGTTAACATGGGGATATATACGTTTGAATTTTCAGAGGAAGACATAATGAGATCGGAACTAGTCAAATTTTTAATTAAAAAAATCCGTGAGTTCGCAGAGGAAGAATAAATGCATTCAGCCCTAAGGAAAGAATTTGAAAACCTTAAATCCTTGTCTCAAGAAGAGGGGTCGCCCCTTGCGATTATAGAAACCAAGATGGAAAACGCAGTCTTTATTTCTAACGGAGAAAAGCTAGTGTGCCTAGTTATAGAAGAAACCAAAATTCACAACGTGCTGTCCTGCTTTAAAGTTAATCTAAAAAAATGGGAATGGGCCGAGAACGAAGGATTCACAATAGAAGATGGCCTACCGAAAAAACTGGCTGACGAAATCTTAATTAAGTTCCAAACTCCAAGCGAGTATTTAAATTATTTGGGTCTTTGATCGGGCTTATTGTGCTCCAAGTAAACCTCGGCGTCATGAGCTAGGGAATTTATTTTTTGAAAATACAAGGCCATTTGTCCATCTTCGTTTTTACAAAAAGGGAAACTTAACTCCATGATTTCTTTCAGTTTTTCTTCCATTTCGCCTAATATCAATTACACCTAAAATGGAAATTTTTATTTTTAAAAAAACGATATACGGTTAGTATAGGTTATATGAAGAAATACTGTTTTAAGTGTGGGGCTAAGTTGGTTTTTTCAGCTAGAGAAAAACCAAAGTTTTGTCAAAAATGCGGAACCGCATTAGATTCTTCTGCTTCTTCCGAAAACGCGGGAAACACGGAAGACAACGAAGATCACGAAGACCACGAAGACCACGAAGAAGCCGTTCGAGTAAAAGATATAAATATCGACGCACTTGATTTTGAGTTTGACGAAAACGCACTATCTGTTCGTGGTCGAAAAATTGAAGAAGTAATGGGGACGTTAGACGAGGCTCAATTAACCGACCACCTCTTCCCGGTCAAAAGAGAAAAAACTTCAAGGGAAGAATTTAAAAAAGAATTCAAAAAAGAGGCGGGGACTCTAAAGCCGGGGGAAAATGTCTAACGATGGAAAGAAGAAATCTACAGCTAAGAAACCAACCTTTGAAGAGTCTATTGGTTTTATCGACGTGGAGATAAGAAAGAGAAGGGGAAAATGGAGCCTAACCTCCCTTCACTGGATGGACTATGACGACGTTTCTCAAATAATAAGGATTCATATATATGAAAAATGGCATCTTTACAATCCAGAAAAACCCTTGGCGCCATGGATTAATAGAATAATTTCAAATCAAATTAAAAACCTTATAAGAAATTATTATGGTAATTTTAGTAGGCCATGCTTAAAATGCGAAGCGGCAGAGCCTAATAGCTCATGTAAAATATACGGAAAACAATGCTCGGAATGTCCATTATACGCAAAATGGGAAAAAACAAAGAAAAAAGCTTATGACGTAAAAATGCCATTAGCGTTAGACGATCATTATCATGAAATTAAATCCGTAAGTTTTGAAAGCGGCATAGATATAGAGCGAAGCGCGAAAAAATTACATTTAAAAATGAAAAAAATCCTTAGACCTAACGAATGGGTTGTATATGAAGGGCTTTTTATAAATAATCAGGAGGAAGAAGAAGTCTCTAAGTTGTTAGGATTTAAGTCTAACGAGCAAAACCGTAAGCCCGGATATAAGCAAATTAAAAATATAAGAAAAAAAGTTATAGAAAAAGTTAAAAAGTTACTGGCAAAAGGCGAAGTAGATTTAATGTAAATTTTATGGAAAACCCCTCACTCACCGAAGATCAAAAGAAAATAATTCTTAACGAATGGAATTCTCGTGAGGACAACCCTCCTTCGTTGCTAGAATTAATAAGGCTCGTGCATCCAAATAATCCAGAGCTAGACGGAAGAAGTAAAGAAGGCAGAGAAATTAAGGCTTTTCTAGCTACAAGAAAAATAAAGGCAAGGGGTGCGCACGAATACCAAGCGAAAGAAAAAGTAGAGCTTACCCAAGAACACAAACAATTTGTAGAAAGTAACGCGGGTATGATGAACGGAAGAGAAATAGCGCGCGTTATATTCGCCAATGACGAGCTTACAAACCTTCACCAAGAAGTTCGCACGGTAAATGAATACATAAAGTCCCTAGATTTAAATCCGTACGAAAACCCTGACGAAGTTCCTAGCGCAGAATATAAACCCCCCAGAACTTTCGACAAAACCGTCAATACAGTTAACAGGTACGTTAATAATACGATTGATAAAAATAAAATTACAAGTTCTGTCAAAAAGAATATTGATTCTTTGATAAACTATTTAAGCACTTATAGGTTCAGTCATCAAATTAATACTTACTCATCGCAGACAGACAGAGAGCTGTTCGAGAGCAGCTTCGTAAGGTATACCCACAATAAACCAGACTTATCTCAAGAAGAAGTAGATCAATACATAGTCCTTTCTACAGAAGTTATTATTGCCGCCAGCATCCAAAGAAGGACAGAAAGGCTTCAGATATTGCTTGATACGGCTGCGGAAGACACGGAAGGAAGACGTATCGCCATGGCCCTTGTAGACGCCATCAGCTCCGCCCAGACAGAGTACAACCAATGCATCAACAGGCAACAGAAGCTGTTGGAGCACTTAAAGCAAAAAAGAAGCGATGTACTTAAAAACAAGATAAAAGAAAACGCAAGCGTGCTAAACCTTGTCCAACTTTGGAAAGAAGAAGAAACCAGAAAAAAACTGATACAGCTTGCGAACGTAAGAAAGAAAGCCGTGGCAGATGAAATCGAAAACTTAACCGACATGGACGAAATTAAATGCAAAATCATGGGGATAAGTAAAGGAGAAGTTTTAGATGAGTAAAACCGACGCGCCAGAACCAACTTGCCAAGCTTGTCAAAAACAATTCGAAACACACAGACAACTACACGCGCACATTAAGGCTCATGATTTAAGGGTCGTAGGGTATTATCAAAAATATTTCCCAAGGCATGACCTTCATGACGGCGACATTATCAAGTATAAATCCTTAGAACAGTATTTTTCGACAGACTTTAACTCCAGAACCAATCTTAGGCTTTGGCTTAAATCGGCCCCGAAGAAAGAAGCCAAGACCTATTGCAGAAACACTCTATTAAAAAGAAAAAATGACAAAGGGCTTGTATATACCCCAACTCAGGTGGAGCTTAGAACAATACTTTCGCCGCCCATTCAATACTTGAGAGATATTTTAGATGGGTATTATAAGGTGTGCGAAGAGATGGGGTTCAAAAACAAATATCAATTACCGACAGAAATAGTTGAAGGTAAGGAGTATGCAAAGCCGCAGTATTCTATACACATAGACACAAGGGAGCAGCGACCCTTAAAGTTCGATGATTATCGCACTAAATCCACGACGCTATCCGTAGGGGACTATACTTTTAGTGAACCTAAATTGACATGCAATTGTTATATAGAAAGAAAATCTTTAGCTGACTTTATTTCCACCATGAGCGTTAAAAATTTAGAAAGATTTGAAAAAGAAATAGCAAGAGCTGAAGATGAAAATATCAATTTAATTATTTTGATAGAAGACACGTTAAGTCACGCGGTTAGCTTTAAATATTTACCTCATATATCAAAAAAAATAAAAGCAACGCCAGAATACATATTTCACAACGTACGAGAACTAATACAAAAATATCCACATATCCAATTCCTCTTCGTTGGAGGAAGAAGGGAAGCCGAAAGAGTTATTAAAAAAATATTCTTTAGTGGGTGTTTTTACAAACAAATAGATTTACAATACGCATACGATACGAAAGTTTTATAATGTGGTACTGCCCTGAAAAATACGAAACAGAGCCAGCAAACATCAATAAAAAGATGTTAGAAATGGAAGGCTTTTTGTCTGACAGAGAAGCGAAAATAACTTTAGCAAAGTTTTTACAAGCCAATCTAGGTTTTACTACTGAGCTATTATCGGGAATTAAACTTGCGACATACCAAGAGGTAACTCTTCGCGGCATGATGAATAGAAACTTTACGATGTGCGTGTGGGGGCGTGGTTGCGGTAAAACTTTTATAGCTTCGGTTTTTTGTTTTCTCCAGTGCATATTTAACCCCGGAACTAAGATATTAGTTGCTGGCCCAACGTTTCGTACGGCAAGGTTTATATTTAGCAACTTGGAAAAGATGGTTGAATCTAAAGGGGCAGAACTGCTGACCCAATGTTTCGGCGCAAAAATAAAACGCAATGACCAATTCGAGTGGTCTATTAATGGGGGAACCATAACAGCTATTCCTCTTAACGGGGAAAAGATTCGTGGCTTTCGCGCTAACGTCCTTTTGCTAGACGAGTACCTTTTATTGCCGGAAGACTTAATCAATACGGTTCTTATGCCGTTCTTGGTGGCTCCTCAAAACATGAAAGAGCGTATTGAAATTAGAGAAATGGAGGACAAGCTAATTGGATCCGGCCATATGACAGAAGAAGAAAGAATAGTGTTTGATAATGATTCAAAAATGATCGCCTTGTCCTCCGCGTCATACACGTTTGAAAATTTATACAGAACTTACAAAGATTGGTCAAATCATATTTACGACAACAAAAAAAGTGATTCCTCGTATTTTATTTCACAAATGGGGTACGAATCATTACCCGAGCACATGATCGATCAAACCATTATTGAAGCGGCTCAAGACGGAGGGACTTCAAACGCTTCCTTCCAAAGGGAATATTGTGCGATGTTTACTGATGGTAGCGATAGTTATTTTAGCGCAATTAAAATGCACGATTGCACTGTCCCAGACGGAGAAGAGCCAACAACCCTCATAAAGAAAAGGCAAGACAAAAAATACATAGTGGGTATTGACCCCAATATGAGTGATAGCCCAAGCGCAGATTATTTCGGTATAGCGATAATGGAAATTGACGAAGAAAAAGAAACCTCTACATTAGTGCATAATTATGCGGGGCTGGGGAACTTAAATAAGCACGTGCAATACCTTTATTATATATTAGAGAACTTTGATCCAGTTTTAATTTCTGTTGATAATGCTGGGTCAGACATGTTTCTCGACGCAGCTAACAACTCTAAGCTTTTTTTAGATAATAAAATTAATTTAAAAACAATTGAATTTGACTCCAACAAGGAGGGTACAGACTACATTAAACAAACAAGAGATTTTAAAAGAGCATATAATAAAGAAAACAGGCAAATAGCGTTCAATCAAGTTTTTTCAAGCGATTGGATAAGGAAGGCTAACGAGCTTCTTCAGGCTAATATTGATTATAAAAAAATATGGTTTGCCTCTAGAACGTCGGCAAATGGCTCCGAATTTGACAAACAAAGCACTTATAGGATAAACTTAAAACAAGTTAATGAAACAAATTTAGGAATGTTCATAGAAACTCAAGATGATCTAGTATATCAAGTTAAAAGACAATGCGCGCTAGTTGAAGTTAAAACCACAGCTAGGGGGACACAGACATTTGATCTTCCCCAGCATTTAAAGCGAAATATTAGCGCAAGTAGGGCAAGAAAAGATAACTACACGGCTTTATTGCTTGCAAACTGGGCTGTCAAATGTTACTTTGATATGCAAAATTATAAACTAGACGAAGGAAGTTCCACCTTTGTACCAAGAATGGTGTAATTAAAATGAGACTTTAAACAAAAAAATAATCTAAAATTTAAAAAAATGGACCAAAGTAAAGGAAACGTAAAAAGCTCGCCAAAAAAGGCGAAGAAACCCGCGAATAAACCCGCGAATAAACCTGCAAAGGCAATAAGCGGAGAACCCTTAATGACTTCTACGGCTTCGCACGAATCTTTAGCGTCTCACGTAGGTACAAGCTACAGAAGAAATAAAGCTGGCTCAATAGAAAGAACGGATAAATTTAAGAATATTGAAGATGGCCTTATACCGTTTAAAGCTTACAGCGGGGCCGGGTCGTCGGGAGTTTCTATCCGAGATGCTGTAATTTTGTGCCAGAAGGCTTATTATAACTTTTCGGTATTTAGGAACACAATCGACTTGATGACAGAATTTTCTACTAGCGAAATCTTTTTCGAAGGTGGAAGCAAAAAATCGAGAAACTTCTTCGAGTCTTTGTTTAACAAAGTAAACATCTGGGACTTGCAAGATAGATTCTTCAGAGAGTATTATAGATCAGGAAACGTTTTTCTTTACAGGTTTGATGCGAAATTAAAGCCTGCTGACGTAAAAAAAATTACCCAAACCTTTGGAGGAAAAACCTCTAAGGTAGAAATTCCCTATAGGTATGTGGTTTTAAACCCAGCGGACATATCGGTCGCCGGATCTTTAAATTTCAACCAAACCAAAAAATATCACAAAGTGCTTACCGACTATGAACTAGAGAAAATAAGAAACCCCAAGACTCAAGAAGATAGTGAAATTTATGATGCGCTTCCGGAGGCAACCAAGAAAGCTATAAAAAATTCGCCGCTTGCAAACTCAGTGACCATTGAGCTAGACGGAGAAAGATTTTCAGCAATTTTTTACAAAAAACAAGACTACGAGCCGTACGCCGTACCTATGGGGTACCCGGTTTTAGAAGATTTAAATCATAAGGCTGAACTTAAAAGAATGGACATGGCTATTACGAGGACTGTTCAACAGGCAATCCTTATCGTGACCATGGGCACTGAGCCGGATAAGGGCGGCATAAATCAGGAGAATCTAGCTAAGATGCAAGCGCTTTTCGAAAACCAATCTGTAGGAAGAGTTTTGATCGCAGACTACACGACTGAAGCTAAATTTGTTATCCCTCAGGTTTCGGATATTCTTGATCCAAAAAAATACGAAGTTGTCAATGCAGACATTAACGCCGGACTTAACAACATGCTCACCGGCGTAGGCTCTAGTGGAGAAAAATTTGCGAATCAACAGGGAAAGGTAGAAGTATTCATCGCTAGGCTTAGGCAAGCTAGGAAAACGTTTTTGAACGACTTTCTTTTACCTGAGGTAAAAAGGGTGTCCAAAGTTCTTGGTTTTAAAAATTACCCCGTCCCTAAGTTTGAAGAAATCTTGCTAAGAGACAATACTCAGAAATACAGAGTGTACACCAGAATGGCCGAGCTTGGACTACTCACTCCGGAGGAACTTTTCAAAGCCCTCAACACAAATAGACTTCCGAACGAGGAAGATTCTCATGAGGCTCAAAAGAAATACATAGACGACAGAGACGATGGTCTCTATTTCCCTCTTGTTGGCGGATCACCCGTAGATAACCCAGCTATGGAAAAGTGGACCCCGCAAGAAGTCGCTCACCCAGAGCTACAAAAACAAAATGTCCCCCCCGCCGCTAAAAAACCCACGGAGGACACGACAAAGAAGAGTCAAACTACTTCTCCGAATAACGGAAGGCCCTCGGGGACAGATGGTGTTCCTCAAGAAAGAGCGTCGAAGGGAAAATTTAATCTTGAGCAGGTTAAAGATAATATAATTAAGTCTCAAGACCTAGAAAAGAAAGTTGAAAAAGAGCTTAGAAAAACGCACAAGAAGACAAGACTCTCAAAGGCGCAAAAGGAAGTAGCCAAGACCATAGGCGAAATTATCGCAGTCAATGAAGCTCCAGAGGATTGGGGCGCTTCTGTTTCTAAATATTGCAAGACCCCGACAGATCAAAACGAAAAACAAGTTAAAGCTGTGGAAGAAATAGCTTTCGAACACCAGCTAGACATGTTCATGGCTAGCATGCTGTATCACAGTAAGGCAAAGGAACAAAAATGACTTTTAGAGATACAGGAAAAAGAGACCCCGGGAATACCATAAGCAGAGACGCCGCTTATCTAGACGCAAATAACGGTTTGCTTATTCCTGCGTGCGCAGCAGACAAGAGCATTATTATATATGACATTTTAGTGTCTTCTGGCTCAGGCAAGTTAGGCACTGCTGCCGACGGAGGGGGAACACGGATTTGCCTTATAAACGCAGGAAACAATCATACGCGCGCCATAGTGCCTAAGGGGCAAGCCGTATACACTGATGCTCAAAGTGGAAACATAACAATTACTTACGCCATTGTGGATGGCTTTTTTGCCAACGTAATAACCAATATAGTTTCAGGAGGGGGAGGAACGACGACAACAACCGCTACGCCACAAGCGACGCACATATCTTTTGCCACGGCAACATCTTCTATAGCGGAAGGAACCGGTGGTTTGGGAGCAACCTCGATACACTCCGTTACCGTTACCTCTGATAATGTGAACGGTACTGCTACAGTTGCCTATGCCACGGCAGATGGCACAGCCATGGATTGCGTCGGCTGCACTTACGTTGCAGCGTCTGGCACTTTGACATTTGGCCCCGGTGTAACATCGCAAACCATAGACATAACTATAAATGCTGACAGCTATGTATCGGACGATTTGACCTTTACCGTTGCACTCACAAACGCGACGGTTACCGAGGGCACCGTTTCTATAACACCGCTTAACACTCACACTGTAACAGTCTTAAATGATGACGCTAGTTATTGTGACTTAAGGTTTGCCACAGAAGGTGAAGTGATTGACAGCATTGCTCGGACATATTCTATCACAGAAGGAGACTCAGGAAACCAAACCCTTACTGTCGCTGTCGTAAGAGAAAATTATAATAGCGGCGCCGAAGCGAGAGTCGATTATTCGTTTGGCGGTGGCACTGCTACTAATGGGGCAGATTATACAGGCTCCAACGGAACATTAACATTCGATAATGGTCAAAACTATTTAACCTTTGATGTAACGATTCATAGTGACACAGCAGTCGAAGGCGATGAAACATTTGAGATCACGCTGGCGAACGCACAGCAGGATGGGGTTGGATCTGCCACAAATAACACCGCCGCTATTACCGGAACTAACCCGGTCACTGTAACTATAGTCGATGACGATACAGCGGCCACAACGACGACAACTACGGCAACCCCGGGAGCTTACTTCCGAGTAGAAGACTGTACTGCCTCGGGCACGTATTATATTATTGATGATTCCATGTCGTACGCGCCTTCGGTGGGCGATGTTGTGTTTTGGGTGGACACCGGCTATACCACTAACTATTGCGGTACGATTACTCAAACTGGCATTGGTGGTACGAGCGTGGGAGATATTCAGGGCGTGGAAGACTTCAATTCGGATCCGTATACCTGTGCTACCTGTGATTCAGAGAATGGTGGGCCATAAGCGTAATTAAAAAGTGTAAGTAAAGAAAAGGAAAAATAATGACTGAAGAAAATCAAAATTTAAATAACGACGATCAAATCAAACACATGTATAACGAAGAGATAGATATCTCATTACCTGACGAAATGATGATCCCTACGCCAGAGGCGGTCAACGAAGGGTCGGAAGCCGTGTACCGAAACGTAATAGAAGACGATGTAGACGTCTCCTTTAAATTTGCATTTATTGGCGCAGGGCAAGGTGGATCAAGAATTGTGCAAACGTTTGGTAAATTAGGTTATAATAGGACTGCCGTGATTAATACGGCAGAGCAAGACCTCAACACTATCTCTTTGGAAAATAAACTTTGTATCGGGGACGGTGGAGCCGGTAAACAACCAGAGTTAGCTAGAGAAAAATTTCTAGAAAGAAAAGAAGATGTTTTAGATTTTATGCGGTATTCTTTCGGGGAGGAGTTTGACAGAATCATAGTGTGCGCTGGCGGTGGTGGGGGATCGGGCTCCGGTAGCGTGGGCCCACTAATAGAGGCTGCGCACGACCTGCAGGTTAGTTTAAACACCTCGTCCAAAAAGGTCGGCGTAATACTCACCTTGCCAAGAAGATCCGAAGGAGAAAAAGTACACCAAAATGCAATGAAAGCCTTGGCGGAAGTGAACAACCTAAAAGCAAAAGGGCTCGTCTCCCCGCTCATACTCCTAGATAACGAAAGAATAAGCGAGCTATACCCTAATCTTTCTGTTTCTAAATTTTGGGATACCGCAAACTCTAGTATGGCGGGACTTTTTCATTTGTATAATTTGACTTCTAATAAGGATAGCTCATATTCGTCTTTCGACAAAAACGATTATAAAACTATTTTAGATTCTGGTACGGTTGCGCTTGGCGTTTCTCCGGTAAAAAATTGGGAAGACCCTGTGGCGCTGTCTAGGACTGTTAGGGATAATTTGAAAAATAGTTTATTATCTGGAAAATTAGATATATCAACGGGCAATATCGCCGGGGTTATAGTAATTGCTGGAAATGAAATTTTAGACAAACTTCCCCAAAATCACATAGATCAAGCCCTCGATCAGCTTAATAGAATACTTAGGCAAGGAAGCGTGGTTCATAGAGGGATTTATAGTGGGGATAAACCGAGCTTGATGATATTCACCGCGATAGGCGGTCTTGCAAATCCAACATCGTATAGATAGAAAGGATCGGTCATGGAGAATGACGTAGCAGCAATAACATGTTTCTTGAATTTTGAAAATGATTTAGACGAAGTAAACAATTTCATTAAATTCAAAGAAAGGCTAAAAGAACAGGGCGTCCCTCTTTTCGTAATAGAGGTGGTCCCCGAGGGGAACATCCCCGATCTATCAAAGATATGCGGTGAGCAATATTTCCTTGAAAGGATTTTGTTACCCATCCTAATTAAGGGGAATGCTTTAAACGTTCTATCTTCTAAGGTCCCTAAGAAATACAAAAAAATAGCTTGGCTTAACAGCGGCGTTTTAATATCAGACAATGATTGGGCCGAGAAAGCCTCAGTCTTGTTAAAAGAGTACAAGCTTGTAAGGTTAAATAGAGAATTAAAGCATGAGTCTCCAGCGGTAGTGAATAGAGACTTTTTTGAGGATGTAGGAGTTTTTGATTTAGACCTTTGTGGCGAGACCAACCTGATAACTCATTTGTGCTCAATTAACCACGACCTGCTTTTCGACGAAAAAGATTTGCTAGATTTGTACAACGAAAACAATTTAAATATTTTTTACAAGATTCTTTCTTATAGAGACAGATGCTATAATTACTTTGGGGAAGACATTAAGTTTCTTGATATGAAAATAGAGACATTGCCGAAAAAGAAAGACCCTCCCCTCGAAGAAACTATTAAACTGCTAAAGAAAATAGATATAGACTCCAACATCCATTACGAACATATCCATAAAATAATTGCTATAAAAAACATACACGGCTTAGACTACTGCAATGAAATGTTAAGCTTGTTTAAATAAGCGTGTAATCGTTATGGATGAAATTTATCTTAGCTTTTCTACTTGTGTTTTTTACTTCAGGGTGCGGCGTGCTAAATGGTGCAAGAGACTCGGCCCACATTAAACAGGCTAGAGCGGCAAATTACGATCCTTACCATATCCAAAGCTGCGGGCCAGAAGCACTTGAAAAAGCGTTTGCTAGGCATGGAGTCGAATTAAATATAAAAAATATTAGCCACAAGATACAGACTGACCCTTCGTGCAGTAATCTTTTAAGAGACTTTTTGTCCGTTTTTCATAACGAAGCTAGGCAAATAACCTTTCCGGCTGAAATGAAAAAGATTTTAAAGAAAAAAGGGTTCACCATCGTCTCTATAGGGAGCTTAAAACAATTAAACGACAATAAGGATACGGCCATAATTCTAATTAAGAAAAGAAACAGCATGACATACCATTGGGTGTGCTTTCCTGTAGATAAAAATATTGAAAGTTTTTTTGGAAAAGGCACGATTATTAAAGAAATATATCTTATCAAGAAATAGTTGAATATTTTTTATAATTTATTGAAAAATTTCGTATAAAAAAGTGTATTTCTTAATGTAGGGAAGTTTTTTTTCATGAAAAAATTAGATATCGAAGGCATTAGCAATGAAGCCTCAGACGAGGTGGATATGAACGAGCAAGAAGAGAGCGTACTATTCTCATCTAAGCTCGTCGACTTTCTTCACGGCAAGGCCAAAGTCTTCTCAAATAAAAACAATTATTCCCTTACGTTGGGCCAACTTAAAAAGGTATATTGTCATTCCGCTAGACTAGGGGAAATCCAAAAATCAGATGATATTAATCTATATTCCTTGGCAAGAGTCAACATGTTTTTAAGACTTAAGTCTGGAGAAAGAATGATTAAAAGCACAGAAGCCTCAGAAGTAGATAGTATGACAGAGCTTCAATTAGAAACGCTAACCTGCAAAACCCCCTCTAAGTTTATTGATATATCCGAGGGGTGGATTCCGAACGCTGGAGACTTTACGAAAGCGAGGGAAGAAATTAAAGAAAATAATTTAGAATATAGCTACAAAAGTATAAATAATTTGTATCTAGAGTACGAACCGTTAGAACCAAACTGGGAAGATTAAGAATATGTATATTGACTTCACGAAAAATATTAAAGAAATGAAAGAAAAGGACGTTTTGCACAAACCGTTCCCCACCGGGAGTGGTTATGCTCTTTTCGCTAAAAACGAAAATGACAATTTTGTAAAGGTTCTTTTTTCTAGCCAAGACCACCTTAAGAAATATTTAGCTGATTTAGGTTATGAATGGGGTGACGAAGGGAAAGATGAATTTACGAACTTTGATTGCGAGCTTAGGCTCTTAAAAGTTCTTCCTGAGTTATCGGAGGTAGAGACTATGGCCGCCGACCCTCAGTGGAAAATCTCAGAGAAAGCGGTTGATCTGCCGCAAAACTCTTCTGTCAGAAAAATGGAAGACTTGGCTCCCGAACTACAAGAAGAATTGAGGGAAGTAGATCATCCTCTTCATTGGGACGAAGGCAACTACGACGCAAAAGCTAAAAAGCCCGACTTCCTAAAGAAAAAGGGCGACAAGAAAAACGGCAAGGAGGGAGACAAAGAAGAAAAAGGTAAGAACGGTAAGAAGCTCCCGCCATGGCTAAACAAGAAAAAGGGCGACAAGAAAAACGGCAAGAAAGACGACAAGAAAGATGGCAAGAAAAACGGTGAGAAGGGAGACGAAGAAAAAGACAAGAACGGCAAGAAGCTCCCGCCGTGGCTAAACAAGAAAAAGAGCAAGTCAAAAGATTATTCGAAGCTTTATAAAAAAGTTACGACCTCGGCGCATGGCCTTGCAGTAGGAGACATGGTTGAAGACATTAACCCTGATTGCAAGCATTTCGGAAGCCGAGGAAACATAGTGGCCATGAAAAAGATTGCTGGGATGCATACGAAAAACGCGTCCGCAGATGATAACGGCAAACATACGGAAGAAAAACAAGACGCCGGATATCTATTCGCTTATAGCACTATTAATGCAGGCGTACATTGGGACGAAGGAGATGTTTTGGAAAAAACAGGCGACCAATTACGAGTAATAGAAGGCAATGTAAGTATGCCTTGGGTATACTAAGGAAACATAATGGCATACTATAGAGAAACGGGCAGACCAAACGCTTCGGGAGTTGTAAACGCAACCGCAGCCGGAGCGCTAATTACCGGCGTAGCTGGGAAATCGATCGTAGTGTATGACGTTTTAACTAGTGCGCCAATTTCTTTAACAGACGGAAGCAACACCATCATGCATGTCCAAACAGGAAATTGTAACCTGAACTCTCCCATTAACTTTGGCAAAGGAAACGGCATTACTCTCGTTGGCACGGCCAACGTAACAATAACGTATGACGCCCTACAAGGATAAATATGAAAGATCATAAATATAAAACAATTTTTAGCTCGACAATCAAACCCTTGGTTTCCGAAGAAAAGGACAAGTACCTAGCTTTAGCGAGTCTTGCTGACATTGGTGACTTTATTCCAGATATCGATACCGAAGAAAATCTTGACCTTTTACCAATCGCGTTCAACGCTTGCGTAATCAATAGGGTAAATAAGAATGGCGATGTGATTGACACCGAAACTGCCACCAAGATTTATGATAACTTTATTAATAAGCCCATTAATATTGAGCACAACAGGGAGCGCGTAGTTGGGGTGATTTTGACGGCAGGGTTTAGTGAGTTCGGCTCAGACGACGCCTTGGATGCGGAAAAAATTTCAGGCAAAACAGAGCCTTTTAATATAACTTTAGGGGGAGTATTCTGGAAGATAGTTAATAGCGATTTAGCTGAATTAATTGAAGAAGCCAGCGATCCAACTAGCGACAATTATATGACAATTTCCGCAAGCTGGGAATTAGGGTTTTCGGACTTTAATATAATTTTACTTAAAAACGAAGATAAAAACATTGAAAATGGAGAAATTATCGCCGAAGAGAAGCGCGTTGAACAACTTCAAGAACATTTAAGAGCTTTCGGGGGAGATGGAAAAATAGACGAAAACACAAAGGCGTATAGACAAGTCGTCGGGGAAGTTGTCCCGCTCGGCATCGGTTTAACCGAAAATCCAGCCGCAGATGTCATGGGAATAGCCACAGAAGACAAAAAAGAAGATGAAAAAACTTTGGCAAAAGACTCAGGAACGCCTAATAATATTTCACATGAACCTGAAATTAATGTAATTTCAAAGGAGAATACTACTATGAAAATAAACTCAGTAAATGACATAAATAATGACTTGTTAAAACAAGTGGAAGCTTCTGTTGTGGCTGACTTTATCGAGGAAGAGCTAAAGCAAGCCTCTGAGAAATTTGCCGAAGAGAAGAATAAGCTCGTGGCAGATCTTGACGAAGCGAAAGAGCAACGTGAAAACCTTTCAAAGGATCACGAAGATCTTAAAACTAAGCTTGAAGAAGTTGGAAAAACTTTAGCCGACCTCGAAGAAGAAAAGTCCCAAAGAGAAGCTGAAGCTAGGTTCAACGAGCGCATGACTTTGCTTGATGAAGACTATGAACTGACCGATGAAGATCGTGAAGTTATGGCCTCAGACATTAAAGACATGAATGATGAAGGCTTTGAGTCTTATCAAAAGAAAATTTCAATTCTTTTGAAAGATAAATCAAATGCTGCCATCGAATCCAAAAAGGCTGAAGAGGCTAAGGCTGAGGAGGCCAGAGCAGAAGAGTCCAAACCTGTAGAAGAAATTAAGGCAGACGTTGTCGATACCGCGGTTGATGAAGCCGAAAAGGCAAACGACGAGCTTCCTAATTCTATTCGAGCAGAGGACGAATCCCTTATGGATAAATACAGATCCGCTTTTAGCTTGGATCAATTCGAACTCAAATAAAACATTTAAAGGAAATATAAATTATGGCTAATTTAAGACCATTTAGAGACTATGATGAAAAGGACGTTATTAACTTATTCGCCCTTGACACGACTGGCTTGACTATTGACACTTACGTAAATCGTATTAAAAAAGGAACACTAGTTAAGGCATCGAACACGGGATGGAACACAAGCCAAGAGCTTGACATGCCCGAATCAGCCGGAGACTTCACTGTCGCCGGTGTAACATCCCAGCGCTACCATGTTAAAGCTAAGGTAGAGATCGCGGGAGTACAAAGTATGCCGCTTGGCATGATGCTGCACGACGTAGCAAATCATGACGAGAACGGAGAACTATTGAAATTCAACCCGAGAAAAGCCAGTGAGCTTGAGGCAGTTTTGCCCGGACAAGCAGTACCCATCGTAACACATGGAATCTTCCTGTACGAAAGCGCTAGCTTAGGGGCCGAAACATTCAACGCCGGCGCGGCTTTAACAATTGCCGCCAACGGAGAATTAACGTCCACAGGTATTACCCTCGGAGCAGGCAATGACGCCGCTGTAGCAACCGCTCTTGGAGCAGGTTGGACCAGCTCGTCGCTGTCCACCGCCGCGGGTGACATGGTACTAATTCAATTGCATTGCCACGGAGTAATGCTATAAACAAATAATATAAAGGAGACTTTAGAAAATGAAATTAAAATTAAAAAATACTCCAGAACAAGTAGAGCTTATCAAAGCTATGGGATCGAAAGATCCTGCTGTTGCCCGCGAGGCGCAGGAAGCCTTTGCCGCTTTTCTTGGACCAGTGATTCAGAAAGTTCTGTATACCGCTGGAACTGCAAGTCAAATTTTTGTTGATTCCCAATTTGATGAGGACGATAGCCCTAGCTATCCTCTCGATCTTTACTACGGCGAAGGCGATGGCTACGTAACCGTATGGAGTCAGCACATGGCTGGTGGTTTACCCACTTCACAAGTTGAGGGTATGAAAGAGGTCAAGATCGCAACGTATCGTTTAGACTCAGCAGTGAGTTTCAACAAGCGTTATGCTCGCAGAGCACGTCTTGATGTCGTAAGTAAGGCTATCGAAAGAATGGCGCAGGAAGTTCTTGTTAAGCAAGAGCGTAATGCTTGGGCCGTTATCATGAAAGCTCTTGCTGACGCAGAGACAAACGGCTTGAAGCACGTTGTCGCGGCTGATAAAATCGGTCAATTTGGTCTCGTAGATCTTAATAAGATGATGACTCTTACTAAGAGACTTAACGAGTCCTTCTCAGGCAACACACCGATCGCACCTTATTCGAACGGAATCACTGACCTGTACCTCAGTCCTGAGGTTATGGAAAAGGTTCGCGCGTTTGCGTATAACCCGATTAACACAACTGGCGCTGCTACCGGCACGCATGACCAAACTTTGTCAGATAATATCCGTGAGGACATTTATCGCAGTGCTGGCATGCAGTCTATCTACGGCGTTAACCTCGTTGAGATGGTCGAGTTCGGAAAAGACAAGAAGTACAATAAGCTCTTTAGTGAGTTTGCGTTTACTTCTGCCACCGACAACTTGGAAGCTCTCGAAGATGATATCGACGATGATACCGTCGGGCTTCAGCCGTTTGCTGTTGCATCCCACGAAGTTCTCGTTGGTGTCGACAATACACGCGGCGCATTCATTCGTCCTGTTGCTCGTCAACACGACAGTGGAGGCGACGGCACATTCAGGGCTCTTCCTGATGAGCAATTCAACATGTACGGAAGTCGCGTTGAGAAGACTGGCTTTTACGGATTCCTCGAAGAGGGACGTATCTGCATCGACTCACGCGCAGTCCTTGGTTTGATTGTGTAACACGAACAGTATTAAACTCTAATCCCCGCCTTCGGGCGGGGATTTTTTTGTTTAAATATTTGTTTTTTTAGCTAAGTCTAATACCATAAGTCATGACACAAAAGAATAAACCATCGAAGAAGGCTGCTAGTAAAGCGGTAAAAAAGTCGACAAAGGGCTCTAAAAAGGGAAAAACGCTTCTCGGATCGCTTTCCCAAACCCACGGGAAAGAAGAAAAGTGTCAGCCTACAACCTTAGATCAAATTTGGGGAGATAAGGGAAGCACGAAATATGGCACGGTTGATGTAAATGAATATGTCAGGAAGCTAGAAAACATGAATACGTCTGATTTACAATCTCACGCGCACAAAATGGGGCTTATTCCGGTAGACGATAGGGTAACTATCACTAAAAAATTAGTTTACGAATTTAAAACATATATTTCTGGATTTAGAAAACCAGATCAAAAGCTCTCCTCAATCCCTCCCATTTCGAACGAAGCAAAAAAAATATTGGACGAAGGTCGATAAAAGTAATAAAAAAAAGTATATTTTCCTTGCTCAGGTGTAAATAATATATGTATGAGCGCGGAGAACGTAGATCTAAATATAACCCAAGGTTCGACCTTTAATATAAGGATACAGGTATTAGACGCTAGCCTTAATTCTGTTGATTTAACAGGCAATGAAGTAAGGGGCGTAGTAAAAAACAAATATTCTGATCCTGATACTAATATTTTAGTAAATTTAGACCCCGTTATCTACGATGGCCCAAATGGTCTCGTAGATATTCTTTTAACCTCCATTCAAACTGCTCAGCTTCCCATTACGGAAGCATTATACGATATAGAAAGATTCCCGCTAACTGGCGCGGAAGATATTGAAAAAATCTTGAAAGGAAAATTTTTAATTCATCCAGAAGTTACCAGCGGCGTGGATGCGGATTATAGTTAAATAACAGGAGAACGGCAAAAGGAGAATGACTACAAATTACAAAGTTTGTATTACAAATTTAGTTACTGGGAGCGAATTATATTGCGCTTCCAGTACTTCCTCCTCGTCGTCGTCTTCTTCTGGCTCTGGCGCTGGAGGGGTAGGGCCTCAGGGGTCCCAAGGATCAACCGGGGTAGCGGGAATAAGCGGCGAAGACGGTGACCAAGGATACCAAGGTTATCAAGGCTATCAGGGAAATCAAGGCGAAACAGGGTTAGCAGAAATAGAATTCATAGTAACCGTAAACGCTAATAAATATTTTATCGACGGAATACAACAACCGTCCTTAAAGCTTCTTCCGAATTTTAAATACAATTTCAACCTAAACGACTCTTCTAATTCTGGCCATATTTTTTCCTTATCCACCGGAGCTGACGGAACGTGGAGTAACAATAACACCTATACGGGTGGTTCAAGTAATGAATTACAAAAAGTAGGAACCGATGGTAACGGGGCAGCATATTTAATTTGGGATGTGCCCAACGGCATAAATGATAGCATGTATTATTATTGTGCTACCCACGACCTTATGGGTGGTGTTTTAAAAATGACCGGTGCCGACGGCACGTACGGCGCGGATGGGGAGCAAGGTTATCAGGGCTATCAAGGGCTAGGGTATCAAGGGGTAGGGTATCAAGGATATCAAGGGAATGGTGGCGCTGATGGGAATGACGGCGCGCAAGGTTACCAAGGATATCAAGGTGTAGGATATCAAGGATTAGATGGCGCTGTGGCAAACCAAGGATACCAAGGGCACCAAGGAAATGGTGGTGCTGACGGCGTAGATGGCGCTGACGGCGTAGATGGGGCTGACGGCGTAGATGGGACTGACGGTGCGCAAGGGTATCAAGGAAACAAGGGTTACCAAGGCGAAGGGGGTCCAGAAGTTGTATTCTCTGCTGACGAAAATACATCTACTTATTACGATTTTACCGACAATACCACTAACTGCTCAAGCGAGGGATGCCCACTCTGGCATAAAGCGGATGTTGATAATGAATTAATTGATACAGCTTCTAACTATGATGTTAGCACAAGTAGATTTACTCCAACCACGGCAGGAAAATACAAACTTCACGCTAAGATAGGCGGTAGCGGTATATATAGTAGCCCTAACTACGGCGGGGGCGGTAAGCATATTGATATCCGAATTGTAAAAAATGCATCGGGCACGGCGGGAACAACCACGGCCCCTACGGGTACAATCGTAGCGGAAAATTTTTATACAGCACCAGACGCAGGCCACATCGCTCACGCATCCGTGGAAACTGGAGGCATAGCTGAAGCAAACGGTTCATCGGATTATTTTGAAGTTTGGTTTAGATTTAAGAACGTTACATATTCTAACGGAACAACTCAATTAATCGACGCTGCTTTTGATGGATTTTTAATTAATGTTGGCCAAAAAGGTTATCAAGGTGACCAAGGTTACCAAGGGTACCAAGGCTTAGGATATCAAGGCTACCAAGGTACAGTGGGTGAGGAAGGGGAACAAGGCGAGTCTGGAGAACAAGGTATATCTGGCGCTTACGCAGGACAAGGCTACCAAGGCGTATTAGGGAAAGATGGGTGTCCGGGGTGTGATGAATTTACATGGGGAACTAACATAGAAGACTGGGCTGCATGCACTTCCGCTGATTGCGAAGAAAGTGAGGCTGATTCTGTGGGATTTTTGAATGCCGACGCCGCCGCAGAAGCAAATACTTTAGAATTTTGTAACGAATATGGACCTCAAACTTTAATTGATACCGCTAAACTGGGAGACTGCATATACATACAAAAAGATGGAACAACTTATTATCACACAATAACACAAATAGAAGATAAAGGTTCCTGTATTTTAGAGTATAGAATAATACCAGCATTATCCGTTAGTCTTGTGAGAGACGATTTTGTATTCGTTTGTGGGACGTCCCCCGTAGGAACTTTAAGGGCCGCGACAAGTTACGGAGATACTAGTATTGAAATTAATTGCACAAATAATTGCGGCAATCTAGAAATCGGTGACATCATAAGAATAACTGGCGTTACCGGAGATGGCTCAGTTCAATCAGAAGACGTTGAAGTGCAAAACATAACTCCGATCGGAACTTTACCAAGCAAGCTTCATACACGGGGCGTAGTAGACATTCGTGATGCCGCCGAGATACAAGTGAAGCCGCTTAGTTTCGATTTCGGCATTGGAAGTTTTATATCTGGTTTGACGTCGTCATGGAGACGGGACCTATATGTAGGCTTTGATTGTAAAGGTGACGCTCACTTATTCAAGCCATGCCCCAATCATGAAGGATGGGAGATTGAACTGGGATTGACAAGCCCAACGTCGGTTTTGAACGAACCACAAAGATTTCAAATGACGACCGGACAAGCCGGACAAGTTCACGGGAATGGGACCGCCTTTCCGGATACAAATGCAATTTACACAATTAAATGTTTTGAGGATCCATTGTTCCAAGACGGCGCGCCCTGCGCCCACGGTTTCGTAACCGGCGAATCTACGGTGGTATACGAGAATTGGCCTACAATTGCTGGGGATGAGTGTGGCGATCTGCCCCCGCTGATGGCTTTGGAAGATTTTTTTGGATGCTATGTCATATCCGATGACGACGGCCACGGCGTGGATTATCGTGGCCGATGCGCCGGCGACAAGTCGCAGGCTTCCAATTGTAGCAGCTCCCACTGTAGCCCACCGCCGGTTTTATGGCCGAGAAAGATCTCCGATACCCACGCTACTTTACATTACACTAGAGGGGATGCCTTAAATGGCGTAGACCCAATGGCTCTTAATAACCTCGGGTTGGTACCGCCGGGCTCGTGGACGACCGGCGGCCCGCAATTTTGCCTTTGGCACAATTCGACCCCAGTTCCTATAGGTCCATTAAGACTATCGATTGATCACGAGTCTTCAGACGAGGCGTACGATCTTCAGAAAAGATATGGCGAAGAACACGATTGGGGCGTTTCTACCTTAGTAAGAAAAGAGGTGGTTGGGGGAGGTGCGTTGAATTCTTCCTGCCATCACAAAGGTCATTGCCTTGAGACTGGAGACATGATCATGATTGATGAACGAGTGAATACAGGAAAAATCATGAGACATCTTGGTCCAGAATTTAGACTGGGTAAAACTTATTATGTAAGTGTAGGACTCGGGATTGTCGGAGCAGATGCCAACGAATATTTTGCGTTATATAATACTTACGAAGAGGCAATGGATGAGCGTAATAGAATTAAATTTACAAAATCATGTCAAATCAATGCGGATAAATCAGTCGAAGGCTGGCTTGGTCTTGTGCCATTTGTTAAAGTGTACTCCGCAACAGAGCATAAATTTGAAAAAGTTTCAGCAATCGTAGCATGCTCAACAAGCAAAATAGCTTGTTACTTATCGGGTAATGACGGTTTAAATAATTCTCCATTTATAACAGACACATGCTTGGCACCCATACCGTCCATTGCATCAGAGCTATTTTTTGACAAAGATAGTACTCTTAACGGCGTAGCTGGTGCGGTTACTGGGGAAGATTTTTACTTGATGCCATCAGGCGCTAGCACTCTTCCGGATTTCGCGGCATGGCCGGAACCAAGGTGGACCACTTTTCAAAGGTTTGATCCAAGCAACCCACTCCTGACATCTCTTCTGTCATCGTCAAGTCAAACGGTTTACGACACCTTGAAGACCGCTCTAGGCGATCCAGTCGGACTCGGCCCCGGCGAGGTCGGCGGCGAGAACGCAAGAGCCAAGTACTGGGCATATGGCACCGTAGATATTAGTCATCCAGCGAACAAGGATGACGTAATGTGGGTTGGTACACGCTTTGGTGTTCCAGATCCGAATAACCCCGTTAGGGCGAATGCAGTGATCAACGCCAACCGCTTCAATGACGGGGCTGACCCAAGCTTTTTTGACCCTGATTTTAGATTTGCAGAACGAAACCTTACCGTTACCCAATATGTGGGGAGTGGGGATTGGGACTTGTCTTCCTGCTCTATTTGTCCTCAATGGTACTCAGCAGAGATATGTGGATCAATGACTGATAACTGCACCGATATTGGTGTTTTAGGTGATTTAGGTAGCGCAGGCCAGAGAATATATTTTCGGTTAAACCCTTCAAATCCAACAGTTTCGCACACCGACTTAATGAGCAGCTCCGGCGGATCGTTCCAGCTCGGCGACACCGCCACTTCGTTTTTCTTGAAGTGTGGGTACAATTATCCGGATCCGGTGTTGAATCCGGCAAATGTAGGTCCGGTGGACGGCTTGCCGCTTGGGCCGTTCGACCCTGAATGGGAGGCTCCGATGTATGTTGATAGCGAGGACGCGGAGGGCGCGCCCGATAAAAAAGATGCTATCAAAAAAGCAATAGCCGAATTACCCCATGGCTTTCTAAAAACCGTGCCGGGAACTATTAAATACCCAGTTAAACCTTTGATTGGTGACTGTGAACATTTAGGGTTGCGTGTTCCCGTTGTTTCTCACCCCGGGCCAGTCATGTCTGCGGAAGGGGGTTGGCGAGAGATGTTCCCGGAAGTCGCGGCGGAGGTTGACGACCCAACTTGCGCGGGAGACCAAAAGGCTTACAGCGCAATAAGGTGCGGCTCAGACGATGAAAGAGATAGAATATATTTTACAGGAATAACAGCAAAAGGGAAGGCACCGTATTCAGGGCCGCCTAGCGGCTTGTGGCTGCGAGAAGTGCAACTAGATTTATTGAGCGAAAAGCTCCTTGGTCGCACCACTAAGACTATATTATTGGAGGGCGTCGAAGGGGACGCGTTACACCCGGAAAAACTCACAGACCGGATGGGCGTAGAGCACTCCAATCCGCTAGCAGGAATGCCGCGTGTAAGAATGGTTAAAGTTAGCACCCTGAGAAAAGACGAAAAACGAAGCGACATGGGGACGGAACAGACTTTGCTGGTGGACTTTAGTCATAGTGGGAAATGGGAGGCAATTGCTATTTACGAGGCGTGTTGTTACGAAGGGTCCGCATGCACCGGTCATGAGCGAGCCTCGCATCAGTTTGACACTTCCAACGCTCAGTCTGTTAATCAACTGACGCTGAACGCGGCCATGCAAGGGGACGGCGGAGAAGGCGGTGGTAATTTTTCGGGGGGTGGTGGCGCGTACCTTTGGTATATCGCTGATGCGCTCGGCGGATGGGCGGCAGAACCTAGACTGAAATTTAGAGCTACTGCCACTTCCGACGGCGAAACTGTCGACCTGAAGGCGGAAGAATTTCATTCTCTTAAACCCTCGTACGCGCTTTTTGCCGGGAGTGTATTCCCCGATATAACAGAATACCCTATGGAAGCGATTACTCTTACGCCTTATGCGAACAACGTGCCGTCTTTTACCGTCGACATATTACAATATACCGTAACAAATGCGCCCCATCCATATTCGACCGTGGGAGAAAGGAGAGGGGGGTGTGATACGATTCGGTGGAATGAAGATGATCATCCGCCCGGGTACGAAAGTCAACATGGTTATGAATGGCGAGCCCTCATCCTAACGTCTGAGGGCGGCACCAAGCCGGAAAAATTATGGTGCGACGATGACCCGTGTTGGGACCCCATCGATTATGCCCAGATGGAACTCAACGACGCATGGTATGATGACAACTTTAGCTCAAGCTCAATAAATGTTACACACACAGACAATAATTGTTCGTGTTTCTCGGGAGATGAGTGTATCAACATGGCTGAAGATCCCGTAACTGATTTGCCACAAAACTCCCCGGCTACTATAAAATTTAGCGCAAAAGCCGGCGATTTAACAAAAATGGCTCGAACTGGTCAGAGAGATGAGGCAATCACAGATCCCGCAACTGGTTTGCCAACGGGTGAGACAAGCGATAATTATATAAGTCAATTTGATATTCTTGAGAGCGTAGTGCCGCCAATCATTACCGGATTGACCTTCGAGAATCGGGACGATGAGATCGGCTATTGGAGCAACTTCGCCCTTAGAGTGGAAGCTTCGTCGGCGGAGGAGCGCAAGCCGGATGGTATACCAATATTAAAGGGGTATGGCTGGCACTCGATGGTGCGATTTGAAATCGACGCAGAGCTCGGCGGAAAGGAACAGGTGAGAGGACTTCTCCCTACATATATTGGGGCAGGTGGGCCTTCTTCAGCGCAGCTTAATTGCTCCAGTCGGATGCTCAAGGACAACGAACATTTCTGCAGTTTTGAAGCTCCCATCTGCGGAAACGAGGCGGATTTGGGCGGCGACTTCGTGGCGTATGGTGAACGCCCCAACCTATCTGTGACTTGGGGCGCTGGGTGGATGTATTTTTCAGCCGACCCCGAAAAAACGCTTGAAGAACATCTCTCCTTTGGGAAGGGCATCAGTAACATAGACCTGACCACGGGCCTGCAGTTGGGAGCAAGTGAACAAGATTTAACCAAGCCGTACGGGCCGAGTGCGATAACTCTCAGGGGTACGCAAAGCAGAGTGATACCACCCGTTTCTGGGTGCAAGACGTTTTTCAATGTCAAGGATGATCTGGGGAGCGCGAACACCGAAAGCGTCGACCATGCCTTTTCTATATCGGCTAATCCCGTTTCCCTGCTCGCGGAGGGATATAGCTGTTGTGTCCGGGGGGATATCTGCTCGGAATTCGAAGAAGGGCTAAATGAATGGATTTTCGTAGACCCAAGTCTAGAAATTGATGGCGTGCTTGTAAATCAAAACAAAAAGGCTTGTAGCGGGATACATAGCAATGAGGCGATGAGGACCTTTAACGCCATGGAAGCGCCGCGGGGCATTGTGCTGGACCCTCAGGATACTATTCTTGGTGCAACCAGTATAACCGACTTCACAGCTTGGACTGACGCGGGGGATGGGATGGGGCTTGGGCATAATGACCAGCGCGGCTTCATGGAAGATTGTTGCGGTAATTCTGAACCAAATATTCATAGCGAAATGGAGTGCGTTACGACAACAGCTGCTCCACCTGAAGCTACTTATTTTAGATTTGCATATAGGACCTTGGTGATGGACGGCGCGAAGCGGGGGTGGGAGTGGCTACCTGATTACGAATCGAGAGTTAGAGAGGGGACTGGAGCTAAGGAGCCCCAACGAATAAATCCCGAAACCGGCTCCCCGAGAAAGACCATACATCAGGTTCATGTTCAAAGATTTAACGAATTACGAGGAACAGCTACTGTTAATTATGAGGTGTCGATGCCGGGCACCAACACCCCGTACCATACTTTTGCCGATGATGATGACCTGATCGCGGTCGGAGAAAATCCCCTCGGTCAACAAACTGTAAAAACGGGGACGCTAACATTTAATGATGGCGATGAAGTTATGGTCATTGAGCTTGTTATCGATCCCGACCAGTTGCCGGAAAGCGATGAGGTTTTCGAGGTTATTTTGTCGTCACCGACGACGGATTTCTTCGGCAGTACGCCGGTTATTACATGGGATGCCGTCGGCGCACCGACGTGGTTGGGTCATTACGTAACCATAAATAATGACGATTCGGTATATATGGGGTGGGACCCAGATAGGTTTGGCAACCCCGCAACGCTTACCGTGGGCACCAATGGTACAAACGGTACCGACATTAATGAGATTGGCGACGGGATCATACGTACGTTACGCGACGGAACACTCGCGAGTGGAATGGTAACCGATATCACCTTCACTACCATAGATGGATCCGCAGAGTGCGGTGTACATTTCTCGGCGGACGGCTCAACCGCTAACCCGGTCTGTCCAATTGGAGCGAGTTTCGCCTTCACTTCGAGCATGACGCGCGGGAATAATCAGGTAGGCGGAACGCCTGTGGTGTTTATGGCCATTCCGGGCTCTGGAGAAGGCGCAACCAGAACTTTTCAGATAAAAATAGAGCTTCCGGCAGGAGCCAACAACACGCAAGCAACCTCGGCTGGACTAATGAACAACATATTAACAGTAACTATGGTCGACAACAGAGGTGCTAGGGCGCTTATATGTTCCGGCGCTGAAGGAGATGGTGAGAATCCCGCCAACAGCCAACTTGTTTATTCTATGGAAGCTTCAATCGTAAGAAGCACGCAGTCAGCGGGTCAAACAGGAGGATCCGTTCAAGGGGGCATTATGATCGCAGAGGCTTCGCATAGCATTCCTGCTTTCATTGATTGGATTACGCAAAATATAGCAGCTTTAAATATTAATGTATTATTCCTTGAGCATATAAGTGACATGCCGTTACTCGGCCCCGACGGCAAGCCTACAGGTAAATACACTTTACCTACTTCCATAAAAGACGATCTTATTCCCGAAGGCGCCACTGTAAAAACACACCAAGATATATTAAATGAATGGCTAGCTACCAAAGGTGGACCCGGCACAAAAGAATATCACGCAATGCTTCACACTATGGGGACGTGGGATATAGGCTCCCACGCTCACGGTGGCCAATTTTCTGACAACCCTACCGATAAAGATGAACGTGGATTCTGTTGCTCAGAAGCTTGGCCGGGGGACAGGATGGTAGATCAATGGATGGAATTATTCAAGGCGTGTAGTGATGAAGGTATCGACATTGTTGGAATCAACCTTGAAGATGATGCAATCAATAAAAGAAATATCCATTGGGCAAAAAAAATTAATGGTTATCTTTCGACCCATCCAACAGCTAAATTTTTGATTGTGGGTGGAGCCGCACACGCCACCGGTGTTGATCTTCTCGGCGACGCGTTGGGAGACGCCTTCATGCCAAACGCGAATAAGCCCGCGGTGAATACAATGATCCAAGTAAATGGGAATGGCGGTAAATTATTCGTACCGAGTTACAATTTTCAGAATCCCAGTTGTAATAGTGGGCAAGACAGTGTAAACGCTGTAATCGATGGTCCCCTCGGTGATATAGGTGACCCGATTCCGACGGGCCTTGGCTCATGGGCAAGTGATCCATGTTTTTGCTTCTGGAAGTTTAGGGGAGACCATGGTGTTGATTCTTTCCCTCCGACTTATCAGTTGCTGCCGGTAGATACAAATTATATTGTTTATATGAACGACTGCGTCGATCAGCTTGGAGAAGATGCTGGGGGCGGTGATATGAGACACATTGATTTTAATTGCGCAGATATTTCGCAACCCGCTAGGGATAGTCATTACGAAGCGGATTTAGAAAATCCAGACGCAGCCTTCTCGCCGAACAAGGGGGACCTAAACAAAAATGATATCCCCATATGGGATAGAGACTTCTACCCCAACAAAGAAGACCAAAACCATCTAACACAAAAAATTAAGAGAAAAGGCTATGGGAAAAAAGATTGGGCAATGGGGCAAGAGACCTCATGCAACGGCGTAGCCCCAGATGATGGAAGTTACGTACAACCGATCAATGTCACCGGAGAAGATAAATGCTACAGAGTGCAAGATTACACTTACATTAATCAAATTGAGCCGTATCACGCAGCAGGTGGGCGGGCATGGTCTGATGATCGAGATAGCCGACCCACGGCTCCATCCATGAAGTCACCCGCCCAAGCTGTCGCTGACGAAGCGCCGGGGCAGGGCAGCGGAAGAAGACTTGATGAATGGGAATACAGATCCAACCAAGGCTGGGTAGAGTGCGACTGCGCAACGCATTGTTATTATTTGGAATATAACGGGACCCCGAATTTTGGCCTGACAGATGATACTTGGGTCGTGACCTCTGATCTCGCCTCGGGGGTTTCCACCAACGAGTTGATAGTGAACAGATGCGAAGATGGCCCGTTCTTCGTCGAGGCAATCAGTACAAGTTCTGCGGCTAATTATTTCCGGGCCGGAAGGCTTGGAGGAGGGGACCAAGACGTCGTAGATGCGTTTGCCGATCAAGGAGCTGTGAACCCCATCGACGCCAGCCTGAGGAGCATGGGCTTTGGATTCGGTCAGCCCGGCGGCGGCCCCGCCTTACGGGCAGCTTATGATAAAATTAAATTCATGACAAAAGTTGACGTTGACGGAAACATCGTGGACGATATGTCGTGCTGCGAATGGATGGCGAATGGAGCTGCTCCAGAATCTCGCCCAACGCAATGCGGAGCACTGCCTGACCCATGTTGTGAAACTCCTGAAGTTGAAAAATGTACGTACGACGTGGGTCACGATCAAGAAGGAGAAGATTGCACCAAGGGAGATCTGGGTTGCACTTGTGTATGTGAGAATCCGGTCTACGTATGCTCGAATGTCTGTATAGATGGCATGGACGGCGCGAGTGCGGGCGGTGGTCAGTTGCCAGCGGGCGGGCTTCAGCTCGGTGACTTGGATGGAAATTGGCTTTTAACTACCGTGCCAGCGAGTTATACCCAGCCCGACGAACCAAACGAGGGGTGGCAAAACGTTGGGGCCGCTGGGGACGAGCGGTTTAACGGAAAACAGGTATGGTCTCACACGAACCCCGCTCCGCTAGCGGGTAGCACCCCAATTACTTATTATATGTGGATGACTGCGGCTGCGGGCAATAACCAAATGTGCGTTATCTCATCGGTGGATGATTTCGGTGGCTCAACGGCTTCCTCTACCTACTCACCATACATAGCGTCTTTGGTGGAGGATACGGGCACCCTCGATGCCAATGGCGATCCCGTGTTTGAATATCAGTCGAATCCAGAATGCCCGTATAATTCAGCCAATCCCGCTCTCGGGTCGCCCTGGTTTGGTCCGGAAGAAGCTACCGGAACAAACGCTACATCCGTAGAGTGGTGCAACGCTTTCGTCAACTGCCCCGGCTGCGAAGAAATTTCCCAGCCGCCCTCTGGGGGCTGTTGCGATGAGAGCACGGTAAGAAGATACGTACTTGCAGGCGGCGGCGGCTTAACCACGACACCGATGCCCATACCCACCCCGATTGTTTACATGGGGCATATTTGTGATGGCGTTGGCGGGCAGTTTGTGCAAGAAAACGGGGTAGATAAACAATTCTATTTCTGCGACTTCTCAAATTTAGTTAACGGCATAGAAAACTCCACCAATTGGTCAGGATGGAGCATCGGAGAGTCATGTGGCGGAGAAGCGGCAGCGGGTTGTATATTTATTCCAAATTTTGCTAAGTATACATATGGCACCGGCATGGGTTCGGCTGGATCGGGACCCACGGGTAGCGAAACCAATGCTGACCCATGGGACGTTAACGACGCTGACATAAACTGGTTTGACGAATGGGAAGCCCTTGGTGGCGCGACCACCGGCTTGAGACTCACTTCCCCGTGCGCAACAGGCCAAAGCGGCGGGACGTGCGGTTGCGATTTCTGCGGAACATAATAAAATGAAAGAATCAAACAACATACCGAAAGACGAGCACGTAACTCTACCGTGGAGTGATCCTTACGTAGAGGACGTTCATGTCTGCGCCACGACCAAGGTGTTAAGTAAGTATATTGAAAAAAATCCTAATTTTAAAGAAGACTACATTGCTCAAGAATTAAAAACTAGAGACAGAATAAAAGAAAAAAGAAATAGCCCCTTCTCCTCGCATCCTGTTTATGAAATTAAAGTATATTATCATGTTATTGTGGATAGCGCGCAGCAAGCAACGCTAGACCCTTCTATACTGCAAGGGCAAATAGACGTATTAAATGCCGACTTCAGGAATACTCATGGAAATGATCCAGCTAGATGGGCTAGCAAAAACATAGATACACAAATTCAATTTTCTTGGAGCGCGGCAGACATAAACAGAGTAACAACATCAGAAATATTTTTAGCTGATGACAGTATGAAATATGCTGCCACCGGCGGCAGCGATGTTCATAATCCAACGGCGTTTTTAAATATATGGGTTTGTTTAATTGACGGAGGGATATTGGGGTACGCACAATTCCCCGGAGGGTTGCCCGCTTCAGACGGAATAGTTATTAGCGCTTCATCTTTACCCGGACTGGGGAGCGGCGGCGCCCCTTATAATCTCGGAAGGACAGCGACACATGAGGTTGGGCATTATCTTAATTTATTTCATATATGGGGAGATGGAAATTGTGAGGTAGACGACTTGGTAAGTGATACTCCAGTTTCGGGCATGTATAACATTGGCTGTCCACAGGAATCTAAGGATACTTGTCCAAATTTAGCTGACCCAGATATGTGGGAAAACTATATGGATTATACTGATGATGCCTGTATGAACATGTTCACAAGCGGTCAAAGCGGCAGAATGAGAGATTGTCTGGTGAATCAAAGATCCGGCATTTTTAGTGCGGTAACCAGCGGAACAACGACTACAACCACAACTGCGACGCCTTCTTCATCAGCTTCATTAGATTACGTGCAGCAATCTGGATTTTTATCCAATTGTATTGGGGTATATTCTAACGACAACTTTGTTTACGCCGTAGATTCTGGCGCAGGCACAGATGGAGGCTTATACGTTTTCAGTAAAGACGCGCAAGGTTTTCTAACTGAGCTGCACCAAATTCCATATTCAACGAAAACATTTCTTGGTATTTGGGGTAAAAAGAATTCAGGAAACGACATATATGTTGCGAATGGGTTAGACGGAATACAAATATATACCGTGGACGCAAATGGTCTTCTAACTGCCGGAGGAAGCAGCAGCGTGTCTGGGGCGACAATGGCTCTAAATTTGTTTCAAGACGATAATTACCTTTATGCCGCTGAGGACCTTTTTGGTCTTGGTGTATATGATTCTAATTTAAATTTTGTGACAAGGTTTGCGCCCACAGGTAGCCACGCTTACGGAGTTTGGTCTAGTGGGACCTATGTTTATTTAGCTAATGGATATAATGGAATAGATGTTTATTCTATAGATTCAACGACAAACACATTCACAAACACAAGCACTTATGTGGACGTAAACAATGAGGCTATACTAGACGTTTGGGGAGATGGTAATTTTATATATTCTGCGAATATGTCGGGTGGCATAAATGTATATTCGACAAGCAGTGGAACGTTAACCTTGTTGGCCAATCATATTGAAAACGCTCAATCGGGTTCAGCGCATTACGCTTACGAAATATGGAGTAAGGGAGCGTATTTATTTGTAGCGAACTATGCAGGAGGGCTCCTAGCGTACGGAGTAAACCAAAACAATGGAAGCCTTAATCTATTAGCGTCAGATTCAGCTCACTATGCAGACCCAAATAATGGGGCGTCATGGCCAGCGGTTGACGTTTTGGGAGACAGTAGTGATTTCGTTTATACCGCTGCGGTAGGTGGGGGCATTATAGTTCATAAATGGAACGATGGAGCTAGTCAAGGAGCAACGACAACGACGACGGCAGCCCCAACTACGCCAGCGCCCACAACGGTCACGAGTTGCATCGAAGAAGATGGCATCTATTGTCTGACTTCGTCAGACGAACGATGCGACAAAAGGGTCTCTGCGGAAGTAAGAATAATTAGTATCGTAAATGATTTTATAAACATAGAACCCCTGTGTGACGTTTCTGTATTAAATAGCGTAGTCAACGGAGACAAGGTAACTATTTGTAAGGGAGGGTGCCCCGGGGGAACGGGAGAGCTGTACGTTTCTAAAGTTAACCCAGTATGCGCTTTAAACGGAGACTTTTGGATAAAAGTAGACGAAGAAGGAAGTATCACAAATTTTTACAAAAAACAAAGTGGATTGTGGGACGAAAAAGACTCCAATGTTCCATGTCCCGTTACTACTACTACTCCACTGCCGACTACAACCGCTGCTCCAACGACTACTACTCCCGCGCCAGAATTGAGGATATCCATAACCAAGCCAGACTTTCCAACCTACAACTCGTTGGGTAATGTGCCGGAATTAAAAGTTAGCGTAGTCGATGTAAATAATGCTCATGACCATTGGGCTTGGCGAATCGATACACCTTTTCCAGCAAGTGGGGCTGCGGGAGGGAACCAAGTCCTCTCGGGAAATACCGCTACGATTACAGAACTTACTAAAGGGACTCATACAATTTATGTGGCGTTGGTGGACAGTAGCAATACTCTTCTGTCTGCCACCTCAAACTATAAAACCGCTGGCGTACAGGTTATAGTTGCTCCGACGATCTTTGTTGAAGGAAATGTGCCAAACTGGAATCAACCTAAATTCTACGAAAGAACTAGCGTAAATACGACCGGACCTATCACGGGCTTGTACATATCGGAATCTAGCGTAGGTAATAGTGACGGTTTTTACGCTTGGAGCTCTCCAGCTTCAGCCGCTTCTCAGCTGGGGCATTTAAATACGCAAGGTAATTTAGCTTTACCAGATAAATCTTACGGGCATCTACATGGAATAGACGATAAGATCGACGGCGGTATACTTGGCCAAGATTCTATAGGAATTGACGGTACAATAAAATGGAACGAATCATCAACGAAAGGAGGGGGGCATGGATGGGGAGATTATTTGATAGACGGACCTATATGGAGACCTCAGGTTAATCAAATTCCATCTTTTTACTCAATAAATCCTGCGACTGTTGGGGCTTGCGAGCTAACAGACTTTGGGTGGTTTATGAATACCAGTAACTCTTCCGAAGATGTAACTCAGCCTTCTCCGGCGGGGACAAGAATCGGAGATGGATTAATTGAGGATGAAAGCGATTTAGGAACGAGCGTAATGGGCGCATACAGGGGGTTAAAAGATTTTTATAGGGTTGCCGGATACGACAATGTTATTGGAATGGTTTTTCATATGGGCGCACTTCACCCCGCCACCTCTTATCCGTCTAACGTAGAACTTCCGCTAGAGGTGCCAGAACAGCCTCAAGGAATTCTTCCCCGACATTGGATAGATAATTCGCTAGATGGAATGTTAGACGGAAATTATATGATTGCGGGGGTAAACCCAGCTATAACTTGGGAAACAATAAGGACAGAAATAGACGACGGAAGAACCGTCATCGCGCATATGCAGGGGTGGAGTATACAGCCTATTGCCCCAGTCGTTATGCCAGCAAACTTTCCGAACACAACGCATACGCTAGAGAAACAGACTACCTCAGCTGCGATAGGAGATGGAATTGGCTATTATCACATTAATGACGAAGTCACGGTAGACTACGATAATGGTGAAATTTACACCCAAATGATTGCAGCCACCCCCTATTGGTCCGGAAAGGCGAAGGGCCACGCAGTACTAATTATAGGATATATTCCTTCTGGAGCCGCTGATGACATTTCTAATTCTGGTAATACGGATTGGATAATCGTAAGAGATAATTCAGAAAATACAGAAAGAAATGTTATAATTCCATTCCAAAGCGGTAACATAAATCCCACGGGAAATGTTGACACAACAAGGTGGGGTGCAGATATAATAATGAGCACTTATTATACAGACATATCTCAAGCGACAACAAACCTTTCTGATTGTTACGGTAATGTTTGTAATCAAAATTTTTGCCCAGAAAATGCAGAAAATAGATCTCAGTACGTTGTCGACCTCTCTGGCGGTAGTGGCGCTTATACTTACCCCATAGGAAGTAGCGTACTTAAGTTCTGCGACACGCCTTCGACGCAAACCCAAATACAAACGACTTGGAAAGAAAAGGACTGTATATATTTAAAGGTCGATAGCGGGTCGTATGCGGGGACATATTATCATACTATTTTAAGCATTACCGAAGGAAGTGGTTGCCCCTCAACTATTAGTATTTATCCGGCTTTGACAATACCCGTCGACGTTACTGATCAATTATCTTGGTATTTGTGCAATTCATGCAGTAGTTGTTCGGGAGGATGGAATCCTTATCCGACGACGACAACCGCTGAGCCAACTACGACAACAACAGCTAAGCCTGTGGGGAGAATTGCTTATATTGCTAATGGTCGAGCTGGCGTACAAACTTATTCTGTTAGTGAGGCTGGGGGAATAACTCCTGTAGATTCTGACGATACTGGGATAACCAGCTCTTCCGGGGCACTCGCGAATAACTTCGCAGAGGCGACCGCAGTTTGGGGAGATAAAGACATTACAAACGGTCAAAATAATTTTATTTACGTGACTTACGAAAGCAATGGTCTACATGTTTACTCTGATGATGGCGTGGGGAATCTAACGCATAAAAGTTCTCACGTTGGCGGTGGTTCAGCTTGTGGGGTTTGGGGGGATGGAAGTTTCGTCTATGTAGCTAATGGTTGTTTTAATTGTATCGACCCCTCAGTGCCAACAACTGGAGACTCTAGGATAGAAGTCTATTCCGTTGATGATAATGGTATTCTAACTAACGTATCTACCGCTTCGCTTCAAGGAACTTTCCCGAATGCGTCGGTTGGAGCGGAAGAAGGGTTTAGAAATATTACTGGAGATGGAACTTATATTTACGCAACCCTCAAAGGCGGCGATAACAGCGCTGTAGTCGATCCAGATGCGTATAGTGGGTTATATGTTTATTCCGTCGATAACGCCGGGAGCTTAACTTTCAAAACTATGTCAGCTTTATCTGACGAACAGGGTGCAGATGGCGTTTGGAGTGACGGGCAATACATTTATATGGGTAATAATTCTGGATTACATGCTTTCGTTTTTGACGGAGTATCTTTGATTCTTAAGGATAGTATAAAAACATCACGCACGAGGAATGTGAAAAAGATTTGGGGGGATGAAAACTATATTTACGCATGCACGGGGTATGTCGCTGACGACAGCGCAGTAAATATTTTTTCTTTTGATGGCACATCTTTTGCTCACGTTGGAGCTGATCAAACTGCGCTAGAAAATAGTACGGGGGCCCACCATACTGCGGGGTTCTTGCCTAGCCATTATGATGTTTGGGGAGATGGAGATTTTATTTATGTAGCCAATGGAGAAGAAGGATTACATGTTTTTTCTGACGTAATCGTGGCGCCGACGAACACGTTAACAAGGTTGGGGTCTCACAGATTTGCTGCCTCAGCGTACGGTAGCCAACTCGAGCGAGGGCTCGGAATTTGGGTTGAACCTAAATTACCGCCTAGATTACCAGAAACTGTTTGTCAAGACAACTGCAGCTTAACGACAGTTTGCTATGATTACTATAATCAGCCCTTTTATTGTTCTGAGGTAGATTGTGCCGCTGGCAATAATGGCACGAAAATAATCGGCAGTGGAGACGACGGCAAGACGATGATGGGGGATAAAGTATTAAAACATACCGCCGTATCTACAGGAACGATGACTTTAGAATTCAGAGTGAGAGACTGCACTCCACGCACAGGTATTGTGACTGACGTCATAATTAGAGTGAACGGAATCATAAATCAAACTATTACTGGCCCGACTTTAACACGTGGTTATTGTTACCTGAGTCACGTTGGTAATTCTACAAGCATTTCGGTAAACGCTGGAGATGTGATAACCGCCGAAACCGCTTCTTTAACCGGAACATATTCTTATTGGTCATATTATTTCATGTACGAAAGTAAGGTCAGAGA